CCACCCGCGAAATTATTTGGTTTTTTAGGGATACACTAGAACCCTAGAAAGGCGCACGAATGAAAATCGAAACCCTACAAATCAAAGACCTAACGCCCGACCCGGCTAACGCTAGGCAACACGACGAAAAGAACCTAAAAGCGATTCAAGGTTCGCTGAATCAGTTCGGGCAACGCAAGCCAATCGTCATAACCGAAGCGGGCGTAATCGTCGCCGGGAACGGAACAGTCGAAGCAGCAAAGCGTCTAGGGTGGCTAGAGATTCAAGCCGTCCGAGTTCCGAGCGAATGGACACCGGAGCAGACTAAAGCATTCGCACTAGCGGACAACCGAACCGCCGAACTAGCTTCTTGGAATTCTATTGTTCTAGCAGAGCAGCTACTAGAGCTAGAAGAAGCTAACTTCGTAATTGAGGAATTCGGATTCGCAAAAGAAGAAGTTTCCGAAGCTAATCGACCGGAAGAATTTCCGACCTTTGACGACAAGGAAGAAACCTCTCACCGTTGCCCTAAATGTAGCTATGAATGGAACGGCAAAGCAAAATGAAAGACTCCGTAATGCCGAAAGGTAAGTGGGAGTTTGACGAAGAAGTAACTAAAGTTTTCGACGATATGCTTGCCCGCTCTATTCCAGACTACGACGGAATGCGAGAGCTAACGACGAACCTAGCTCTTAGATTCGCAACCCCGGGAACCGACGTTGTAGACCTTGGGTGTTCTCGCGGAGCCGCACTAAAGCCTATTTATGAAGAACTAAAAAACTCAGTAAAGTATTTAGGCATAGAAGTTTCTAAGCCAATGAGGAAGGCAGCGAAAGAAGAAGTTCCCTTCGCCGAAATCCTAGACCTAGACTTACGCAAGTCCTATCCGCGAACAAGAGCGTCCGTAACCCTATCCGTCCTAACCTTACAATTTATCCCTATCGAATACCGTCAAGAGATAATTCAGAACGTATACGACAACACGAATCCCGGTGGAGCTTTTCTCTTTGTCGAGAAGGTTCTTGGCTCCGACGCTTACGCGAACAAGCTTCTTATCGAAACGTTTCTAAAGACTAAGGAATCTCACGGCTACTCTAAAGAACAAATAGAGAGAAAGAAAGAAAGCCTAGAAGGAGTTCTAGTTCCCGTTACCGCAGATTGGAACGTTGAACTTCTAAAGGAAGCCGGATTCAAGCACGTAGATTGCTACTGGCGACACCTAAACTTTGCGGGCTGGGTTGCTGTAAAAGAATGAAGCCTAAGTATTCCGTCCCGACTATGGACGAGGTAAAAAAGGCTAAAGGCTCTAACGGCTTTACTATGGTTTCGAGTTTCTCCGGTTGCGGTGGTTCTTGTCTAGGTTTTGAACTAGCCGGATTCAATCTTCTATGGGCGAATGAGTTTATTCCGGAAGCGCGGGAAACTTATCGGGCTAATCACGATGACGTAATCCTAGACGGCCGGGACGTAAGAGAAGTAAAGGGTTCCGAAATTCTAGAAGCGATTGGTCTTTCTGTTGGGGAACTAGATTTGTTTGAAGGCTCTCCACCTTGCTCTTCTTTCTCTATGGCTGGCTCTAGGGAAAAGGCTTGGGGAAAAGTAAAGTCTTATTCAGATTCCGAGCAAAAATCGGACGACTTATTCTTTGAATACTCCCGGCTAATAAAGGAGATTCAACCAAAAACCTTTATCGCTGAAAATGTTTCTGGGCTAGTTAGGGGAACCGCTTTAGGCTACTTCCGCGAAATCCTGCGCGACCTTAGAGCTAACGGGTATCAAGTCGAGGCTAAACTTCTAGACGCTTCTTGGCTAGGTGTTCCACAGGCCCGGAAGCGCATTATCTTTATCGGAGTTCGTAATGACCTAGTAAAGAAATACAAAGTTGCCCCGGCGTTCCCTTCCCCCTTTGATTACCAATACTCCCTAAATGAAGCCCTTGAAGAAGTACCTAAGCTAGATAAATACCTAGACTCCGAAACCGGAAAAGACATAGGTTTAGAAAGGTATGCTGTTGGCCCCGAGTGGGATAAGACTGAAATAGGAAAGGCGTCACAGAAATACTTTCAACTAGTAAAGCCACACCCTTCAAAGCCGATACCAACAATTACAACTAAAGTCGGAATTGTCGGGGCAGCTGCGGTAGTCCACCCGTTACAGAAGCGCAATTTCACGCTACAAGAGCTTCGTCTTCTTTCTAGTTTCCCCGCGGACTTTATCCTTACCGGAACTTATGCCCAACGTTGCGAACGTATCGGGAGAAGCGTTCCCCCGCTTATGGCTAAAGCCATAGGCGAAACAATAGCTAAAGAGATACTTTCCAAGACCCGTTAGGGGATTGGGAGAAATCTAAAAAATTTTTAAGGGAAGCTAATGACAGCAGGACGACCGACTAAGCCAATAGAGCAGAAGCGACTTCTTGGCAACCCCGGCAAGCGCGCCCTACCCGAGCAATCGGCAATAATGCTAATCCCGCAAGCAAGAGAAACTCCAGAACCCGCACGTCCACTTCTTAAATACGGGCAGGAATTATGGAAGCGGGTTTGGGAATCCGGCATAAATTGGATAAGCCCGAACACCGACTTAGAAATTCTTCTTATGACTTGCGAGCTAATAGACGAACGCTGGAATCTCCGAGTGCGTGTAATGACCGACAACAACCCGAAAGACCGCCGGGGACTTCGAGAGCTGGACAAGCAAATAGTTTCTAACTTAGGGCTTCTTGGATTCACTCCCTCCGACCGCTCCCGGCTAGGCGTGGCAGAAGTAAAGAAAATGAGCAAGCTAGAAGAGCTAATGGCGAAGAAGGCTAACCGTGAATAGTTGGCCCCCGCTTTGGCTAACGCCCGTTTCAGAGCAAGCAATCGAGCAAGGCGACGGAGAAATTGTAATCGAGTTTACCGAAACCTTTGGAACTATTGGTAAGGACGGCATAGCGGGCAAAGTGGGACAAGCTCTAAAGCTTCGACCGTGGCAGAAAGAACTTATCCGGCACGTTTACGCCCGAGATGAAGAAGGCGGGCTAGTGGCAAGAACCGTACTAATCGGGGAACCCAGGAAAAATGGCAAGAGCGCGCTATCCGCTATTAGCTTTGGACTCTATTCCTTACTAGCTGAAGGCGTAGACGGTGGAGAAGTTTACTCAATCGCAGCCGAAAAGGAACAGGCGCGAATCGTATTCGGTGAAGCTAAGAGAATCGTCGAGTCCACGGAGCTATCCGAAATGGTCAAGGTCTATCGGGACGCACTATTCGTTCCAGCAACTAACTCCGTGTATCGTGTTCTTTCCGCTGAGAGCTTTTCTAAAGAAGGATACAACCCGCACCGTGTAATCGCAGACGAGCTTCACGCGCACAAAGACCGTTCTCTATTTGACGTTATGAGTTTAGCTATGGGAAACCGTGGAAGTATTGCGCAGTTAATCGCAATCACAACAGCCGGAGTAAAAAAGGATATGACCGGGCAGGACTCAATCGCATATAACTTGTTCCAGTATGGTCAGAAAGTTTCACGCGCAGAAGTTATCGACCCTTCTTTCTTTATGGCTTGGTGGGCAGCACCGGACGAAGCCGACCACCGCGACCCGAAAGTTTGGGAATTAGCTAACCCGGGCTTTGACGACTTAGTAGATAAGGCAGATTTCGAGAGCGCAGTAAAGCGAACACCCGAAGCGGAGTTTAGAACTAAGCGTCTAAACCAATGGGTAAGCTCACAGACCGCTTGGCTCCCGGCTGGAAGTTGGGACGAACTGAAGACCGAAAGACAAGTTAGCCCGGACGACGAAATTATCTTAGGCTTCGACGGCTCATTCTCCGGCGACTGTACCGTTCTTGTTGCGTGTACGATTCCAAAGACCGAAGACGAAAAACCTTTTCTTTGGCTAGTCAAGGAATGGGAGAAAGACCTAACTATCCACGATGACCTATGGCGCGTAGATATCCAAGAAGTCGAGGAAACGATTATGAACTTTATGCGCGACTATCCGAAGACCCGAGAAGTAGCTTGCGACCCTTTCCGCTGGCAACGCTCTATGGAAGTCCTAGCAGACCGCGGGGTTCCAATCGTTGAGTGGCCTAGCACTTCACCGAAGCGAATGGTACAAGCGTCGGCGAAATTCTTCGACGCCGTAACAGGTGGAACCGTAGAACACGACGGAAGCCCAGTTCTATCAAGGCACTTAGATAACGCCGTGACCAAAATAGACAACTTAGGAATCCGTATCGTAAAAGAGAACCGTCATTCACCGCGCAAGATTGACGCAGCGGTAGCCGCAGTAATTGCCTTCGATAGAGCAGTTAGCAGTAGAATAGAAGAAATGGTTCCCGACTTCTTTTTCTAAGGGTGAAAATGGCGACAATAATTCAGATAACAGGAGCGGTGCTAGTCGTGACGGGCATTTGGCTTTTCTCTATCCCCGTTGCGCTAATAGTCGCTGGCGTTGCGACACTAATTTTCGGTATCGCATTGGAGCGTAAGTAATGCTAAATAATCTCTTTGAAAAGAGAGCAGTAAGTTTCCAAACAATCTGGGGAGCTGGCGACGACCTTCTAGACCTGAATCAATCCGGCACTAATGTAAATTCGGAAACCGCGTTCAAAATAACCGCGCTCTATTCTGCGGTATCTCTTATCTCGGATACTATCTCGACCCTACCCCTAGACGCTTTCATTCGTCGGGACGGTGCGCGCTATCCTTTCCGTCCCCGTCCAGCTTGGGTGACTAAACCCGACCTAGACCAACAGCCTTCCGCATTCTGGCAATCGGTAATCGTTTCACTTCTAATCGACGGAAACGCATTCGTTCGCGTCTTCCGCTCCGGTGGTCAAGTCGTGAATCTAGTTCCACTAAACCCGCTTAAGGTTCAAATAAAGCGCAACGGTATCGGTCGCGTAATGTTCGAGGTTCAAGGAGAGAAAAATCTTCTTAGCTCCGAAGACGTTATCTTTATCGCAGACCTAGTTCGTCCGGGAGAGATTCGCGGAATGGCTAGAGTCGAAGCTCTAAAAGATAACTTTGGTCTTTCTATTGCGCTTGAATCTTACGCAGCTCGTTTCTTTTCTAACAGCGCAACACCGCAAGGAATCATAACTTTTCCCGGAAATCTTAATTCCGAACAGGCCGAAAGTTTACGGCGTAATTTTGACGCGGCCCACCGTGGACTAAGAAAGTCGCACAAGACCGGAGTTCTATCTGGCGGAGCGGACTGGAAAGTTACCGGAGTAGACCCGGAGCAAAGTCAGCTAGAAATGTCTAGGCGTTTAGCAGTCGAAGACGTAGCTAGAGCATTCAACATTCCGAACCATATGCTTGGCGTTCAAGGCTCCACAGCTTACGCAAGCGTGGAGCAGGATTCTATTTTCTTTGTTCAACACACACTTCGTCCAATCGTCCAGAAACTAGAAACCGCATTCAGCATTCTTTTATCTGAAGTTCCCGGTGGAGAAAACGCATTCCTTAGATTCAACCTAGACGGGCTTCTACGCGGAGATTCACAAGCTAGGGCTAACGCTTATTCAATCGGACTTCAGGCGGGATACTACACCGTCAACGATATCCGCAGACTAGAAGACCTTATTCCAATGACCGAAACCGTAGCAGATGAAGTTCGTGTTCCATTAGCTAACGTCGCAATCGCAGATTCTAGAATCTCGACCGAGGATAAAAAAGTTCTTATGGCTCAAAGACTAGTCACAGCTGGTTATGACCCGAAGGCAGTTCTAGAAGCTCTAGGCCTCCCACCTATTCCACACACCGGAATTCCTTCCGTAATGCTTCAAGGTGTCGCGCAAATTGACCCGTTGAATCCGAAAGACGTCTACGAGGTCGAGTAATGGAAGAAAGAGAACTCCCCGACAACTATCGCCCGGCACTATCTCCAGACGTTCCAGAAGGTAGAGCTTGCGGAAATTGCTTCTTCTATGACGAAACCCGACTAAACCAAGACGGCGATAAAGCTTGGTGCGAACGTTGGGACGCATTCGTATTAGGCGGAAACTACTGTAATGCGTGGCAACCTACCGAAGAAGATAGGGCAGAGGCAGAACCAGCCCCAGCGTCGGAGCAGATTATCGGAAGCGATAAAAACAAGCCGGGCAGCGCAGGTGGCGCAGGTGGAGATATAGAACTAAGCGAAGCAACGCAGACCGCACTCCGCAACAAAGTTTCAGACCACAACGAAAAAATGAAAGAAGAAAATAAACCCGACTACACCCGTACTACTTACGGACAATTAGCGGCAGTTTATCGACGTGGAGCCGGAGCATATTCAACTTCTTTCCGTCCGGGTATAGGTCGAAACCAATGGGCTATGGCACGGGTAAACGCCTTCCTTTATCTTCTTCGAAACGGTAGCCCAGAGAATTCAAAGTATATAACCGACAATGACTTACTGCCCGAAGCTCACCCGAAGTCCACTCGCTCGGAAATAAATGAAACAGAACAACGGGACGTACATCTAACTCCCCCGGCTTATATGAGAGCAGCCGCCCGCCGTGGACTTGAATACTACGCAGAGGGCTTAGCTGGGGACGGGCTAGTAGATAGAACCGTTAGAGAAGCCCGGGCTATGGCAGAAGGAAACGTCACCGCAGATAAGTGGGTTCGTATCGCTGCGTGGATTGCTAGACACTTAGGCGACCTAGATTCTCCGGACGCTAATCCTTCTTCAGAAAATTATCCTTCTGCCGGAGTTGTCGCTCACCTTCTTTGGGGAAGTGGCCCTAGCAAATCTTCCGCTAACCGCACAATGAAATATGCGGAAGGCGTCGTTGCTAGACTAGAAGAAGAAAATCGCGCAAGCATAAGTCAGGAAAGCGAACAAATGGCAAAGATTGAAAAGCGGACTAACGAAGTAAAGTTTGAACTAAGAGCCGTTGAAGGTGAAGAAGGAATGACCTTTACCGGGTACGCCGCAGTCTTCAACTCACCTAGCGAACCACTTCCTTTTATTGAAAGAATAGCTCCCGGAGCATTCAAGCGTTCACTAAAGGCGCGCAACGACATCAAGCTTCTATGGAATCACGACACCGGGGCCGTTCTAGGTTCTACTCGGGCGGGAACTCTAAAGCTAGAAGAAGATAACTACGGCCTACGCGTTACCGCAGTTCTTCCAGACACGACTCTAGGACGCGACGTTCGAACCCTAGTCCAGCGCGGGGACGTAAACGCTATGAGTTTCGGCTTTTCCGTGCCAGCGGGCGGAGATTCTTGGAACGCTGAAGGAACAGAAAGAACTCTAAAGTCTGTCAGAATTTTTGAAGTCAGCGTTGTTGCCTACGCCGCATATAGTGCCACCGCGGGAACCGCTACCGTTCGTTCGTTCGACGGAGTAGCAAAGCGCGCAGAGGTAGACGCAGACCAACTTGCGGACGCTATGCTTGCTATCGAAGACGGCAAGGACTTATCTCTAGAGCAGTCCGAACTTCTAACTAAAGTAATTCAGCGACTAACCCCGCAAGAAGAAGCAGAAGTGGAAGCTAATTCGGAAGACCTTACCGCGCTAGAACTAAAGAAAAAGAAATTTGAACTCCTAATGAAGAGGCTATAAATGGCAAGCAAAGACGCAATCAAAGAAGCAATTCTAAAATCTTCAGGTAATCCCGAATATGGAATAGTTGTTGATAATGTAGAAGCTTGGGCGCAAGCAATCTGGGAGCTAGACAACGCAGCTCCAGCTAAAGAAGTTCGCGTCACAGAGGCTAAAGAAACCCGATAAGGGCCGTCGAGGATTTCCCCCTTTCTCTCGACACGCAACCCCGCCGTATTCCTTTCCGGCGGGGTTGCTCTTTACCCGGATTGGTAGAATATAAACAGCGGGTCGAGTCAGCTCCCCGTTGTATCCGTTCGAGTTAGCTTGACGGGAATCCATAATCACAAATCAAACAAGGAGTAACAACTATGTCAGACTTTCTAAAGTCGCAGGTTGAAGCCCGCAACAACCTAATCGAGCAGGCTCGTACAGTAATCGAGTCAGCCGAAGCGGACAAGCGCGGACTAACCGTAGATGACCAAGCAACAATCGAGCGTATCGAGAACGAAATTTCTCAGCGCGACGCAGCTATCGACACCGCTAAGAAAATGGAAGAGCGTGAAGCCCGCGCAGTAGACGCAGCCCGCAACTCTTTTATTCCTTCTAACGAAGTTCGTCAGGACGCAGATATCCTACGCGCAATCGCTAACGGAGAAATACGTTCACACACATTCGGAGCAGAGAAGAGAGCACTTGTTCCTTCCGACAACCTAGTGCCAAAATCTTTCTACGACGAAGTTTTCAGCGTGGCCAGACTTGCCGGCCCTATGCTTTCCGTTTCGCAGGTAATCAACACCGCAGGTGGGGACACACTAACAATCCCGACTCTAACCGGATATTCAACCGCAACAATCAAGAGTGCGGGTTCAGCTATCTCAGACAGCGAACCGACATTTTCGAATGTACAGTTGTCAGCGTTCAAGTACAGCTTTCTCGTTCCGGTGGCAAATGAACTACTAGCAGACTCGTCGCTAGATATTTCTGCGCTAATCGCGGAGCAAGCTGGAAACGCAATCGGTTTCGGAATCAACACCGGACTAACCGTTGGAACTGGAACCGTAGAGCCTACTGGTATCTTCACAACTGGTTCTTCTGCGGTAACTGGTGGCACCGGAGTTTCCGGAGCACCGACTTACGAAAACTTGGTGGACTTGCTTTATGCTCTTGACGGACAGGCACGTTTGCTGCCGGGCGTCGGTTGGCTGATGAACAAGTCAGGTCTTGCGGCAGTTCGCAAACTTAAGGACGGTTCTGGAGCGTTTATCTGGACAGCTGGAAATATGGCACAGGGTCAGCCAGACCAGCTTCTAGGCTACCCAGTTTACGAAAATCCGGCCGCGTTAACAGTTGCGGTCAATGCGTTTTCGATTGGCGTGGGACATCTTCCGTCGCTGAAGACACGTCTTGCCGGAGGTGTACAAGTGGCTCAGTCCGCAGATTACGCTTTCGCAAATGATGTAACCACGTTTAGGGTTACCGCTCGCGTGGATTCAAAATTGACACACGCAAGCCACTTCGTCAAATTCCGCGGAGGAGCAAGCTAAGCCATAAGCATTAGCTAACAGACTGGAGAGGTCGCCGGACGGTAGGGTTCCGGCGACCTTTCCTTTTAGCCGTGGAACTCCTTTAGCTAGTCAAATGGCCTATTGTAACGATTTGGTAAATTCCTAGAAATTCGGCGAAATTAGTCAAAATTAGGCAAAATTACCGTAGAGTTGTACTAACGGGAAAGGCCCGGGAATCGAAAGGGAAGAAAATGAAAACTATTTATCTAGAAGAACTGGGAACTCCAGTAGCTACCAAAGACCAGTATCAAGTATTCGCGGAGAACGGTCTTTTTAGAATCTACATTATCGGCGACGAGTGGGACTTCAACGACAAGGGCGAAATCTTAAAGACCGGAAGAATCGAAGCGGTTCCAGCCGGGTACATCTCCGACCTAGAGAATCTGGAAATTGGAATCCAAGCTATCCAAGAAGAGGCGCGTTACCTATCCGCCTAAGAATTTGGAAGGGGAGGGCTTCGGCTCTCCCCTTTTATTCTGTCGAAATCTTCTGCTAATCTTTTGCTATGACTCCTACTAAATCCAAGAACCCTGCTAACCGTGAACAGTTCAATGGAACGGTTACGCTCTATTCAAATTCACCCGACCAACCGACGGGCTACGGACAGCAAGCTCGCTACCTAGTAGACCGCCTAAAGCGTCACGGCTTCGACGTAGCAGCTCTTTCTAACTACGGACTCGAAGGAATCAAGCGCGAACTAGAAACGCCTTACGGAAAGATTCCACACTTCGCCCGGGGCTTCGATATGTATTCGAACGATTCTGCTCCGATAGACCACAAAACCTTTTCAGCTTCTAAGCCAAACCAACCGAACGCTATGCTTACGCTCTACGACGTATGGGTTCTTACTAATCCAGCGTTCAACGACATAGACATTTTTAGCTGGGTTCCACTCGACCATATAACAATACCGCCTAGAGTCGAAGAGTTTCTAAAGAAAAAGAAAGTGACTCCGGTTGCTATGGCTCCGCACGGAGTTAGACAAATGGAAGCTAAAGGTATTGAGTGTAAATACGCACCGCACGGAATAGATACTAAAGTTCTAAAGCCCACCTTCGAAATAAACGGGCAGTCCGTAGAAGAACATATGGGAACGAAAGACCGCTTCGTTGTGGGAATGGTTGCGGCAAATAAAAGTTCTGGCCTAGTTCACCGCAAAGCATTCTCAGAAAATTTACTTGCGTTCTCAATCTTCCAGAAGAAGCACCCAGACGTTATGCTCTATCTTCACACCGACCCAATTTCTAAGGGTATCGGTTGGAATTTAGTTAGCCTTCTTCAAAGCTTGGGCATAGATAAAGAAGACGTTGCCTTTCCTAATCCCCTAAGTTATCGGTATGGAATATCGCAGGAAACTCTAGCCGGATACTATACGGGAATGGACGTTCTACTTGCGACGTCTTACGGAGAAGGCTTCGGCGTTCCGTCGGTTGAAGCTCAGGCTTGTGGAACCCGCGTGGTCGGTTCATCTTGGGCAGCGACTCCCGACCTTCTTTCTGAAGATTCTTTCTTAGTAGAAGGACAGCCTTCTTGGGATTCCGGGCAGGACGCTTGGTGGCAGATTCCTAACGTGCCGTCAATAGTTGGAGCTTTAGAAGAGGCTTACAAGTTAGGCAAAGGCCGTTCACAAGTAGCTATCGACTTCGCTTCGGACTTTGACGTAGACAAGGTTTGGTCTAGGTATTGGTTGCCGATTCTCCGGGAGAAATTCGCATAATGATTCCCGTTCTAGGATTCGCCGTTTACAGTCAGTTCGACAAAGCGGATAGATTACTAGCTTCGATAGATTACCCGATTGAACACTTGGTAATCGTAGACAACTCCGGAGCGAAGAACTGGGAACCTAAGCAACCGGAACAAGTAAAGAATCTATGGCTCCTACGAGTTCCCTTCGGACTTGGGCTTGTAGGTGCGTATAATCTAGTAATCAAGTCCACCCCTTACGCGCCTTACTGGGTTCTAGTAAACGACGACGCTTGGTTCGAATCTGGTGCGCTGGAGATAATCGCAACTGAAACAGACCCGGACGCTTTGAACTTCGTAGACATCATTCCACAATGGGCGTGCGTGGTATTCGGAGAAGGCGCAATAGCTAAAGCTGGACTCTATGACGAACGATTCTATCCGCTCTACTTTGACGATAACGACCTTCACCGGAGAATGGAAAAAGCTGGAGTAAAGATTCAAAGACTAGAAGCTAAAGTTCACCACGAAAACAGCTCTAGCCTAAAGAACAAAACGATAGAAAATAATCGAACCTACGCAGCGAATCAGAATCTATTTAACAAGAAAGTAAACGAAGAAGACTTCTCCCCGGGCTACTGGGACTTAAAAACTAGAAGGGCTAATCGTTGGGATTGAGAATATATAACGGCGGAACTTATGATGTCTTTCATTGGGGCCACGTTGAAATGTTACGCAGACTAAAACAGTTTGCGGGCGAAGACGGAACGCTTATTGTTGCCATAAATACAGACGAATTTGTTAAAGAGTTCAAAGGCAAATCGCCCATAATGACCACCGAGGAAAGAGCAGCGGTAGTTCGGGCTTGTAGATATGTGGACGAAGTTATTATTAACTATGGCGGGCAAGATTCAAAGCCAGCCATAATTCAAGCAAAAGCGGACTTTGTAATTACTGGAACGGATTGGTCAGATAAGGATTACAACTCCCAAATGGGCTTTACTAGAGATTGGCTAGAAGCTAATAAAGTTGGGTTCGGGTTCTTGCCCTACACCGCAGGGATTAGCTCGACCGCTATAAAAGCCCGGCTGGTAAGATAAAAGGAAACAAAGGAATCTAATGGCAATCGTAAATGGTTACTGTACACTCGCAGAAATAAAAGCTTCCGCTCGGATTACCGACAGCGTGGACGATACGCTTCTAGAGCTTGCGGTCGAATCAGCTTCTCGAATGGTGGACAGCTACACGCAACGCTACTTCTACACCGCTGGAACAGCGACCCGTTTATTCGCTCCGCAAGATTCTTACGTTGCTGAAATTGACGACCTAATAACTTTAACTACTCTTCAGACCTCCGACGGCGACGACTTCGGCACAACTTGGGCAGCTAAGGATTATCAGCTAGAGCCACTAAACGGAATAGTGGACGGTCTTACAAATCACCCGTCTACCCGTATAAGAGCCGTAGACGACTATTTATTTGACGTCCTAGACGGAGAGGCTACCGTTCGAGTTGTTGGCGTCTGGGGCTGGTCAGCCGTTCCGACGGCAGTAAAGCAAGCAACCGTGATTCAAGCGGCAAGAATTTTTAAGCGTAATGATTCGCCTTTGGGAATCGCCGGATTTGGGGAGCAGGGAGCCGTTCGCGTGGGAGTTCAACTTGACCCGGACGTGAAGCACCTTATCGACGTTTATAGAAAAGTTAGATTCGCCTAATGGCTTCTATTACCGACCTTCGTTCCGGACTTGCTTCCGCTATTGGAACTATCACCGGGCTTCGAACTACAACCGAAACTCCGGATACAATCTCCCCGCCCATTTCGATTATTAACGTAGCAAGCGTAAATTATGACAAAGCTGGTTCCCGTGGACTTGACGAATACAACTTCGTTATTACTTGCGTCGTCGGTCGAGTCGGGGAAAGAACCGCACAAAGGCTTCTAGATTCTTACGTGACGCCCGCCGGAAGTTCTTCGGTAAAGCTTGCGATAGAATTAGACAGGACGCTTGGTGGGAGATGTGATTCTCTCCGAGTAACCGATATGCGGAATTACGGCTCTATTGTTATTGGCGAAGTTACCTATCTAGCCGCTGAGTTCAACGTTGTAGTTTACGCACAATAAAACCGCTAGGAAAATAGGAGAACAAAAAAAATGCCAAAGTATGTAGTAATAAACCCAAAGGTCACAATCAACGGAACTAACGTTTCAACTGGTGTTGCTGCCGCTACTCTAGAGCTAACTGCCGCAGACGTGGACGTAACCAGCTTCGGAAGCAACGGTTACACAGAACTAATTTCTGGACTAAAATCTGGAACAGTTTCACTAGACTTTCATTCCGGTTACGGCGTCGGTGAAATCAACACCGTTCTAAACCCGCTTATCGGAACACTTGCGACCGTAGTAATTAACCCAAATGGAACCGCCACTTCTTCAACTAACCCAGCGTGGACTGCGACCGTTCACGTGAATAGCGTGTCTCCAGTAGCCGGGGCAATCGGCGATTTAAGTTCGTTTTCAGTTTCGTACCCGACTTCGGGTTCCGTATCCTTCGCAACCGCATAAGGCTAGAAAATGAAACTAACCCTACGCATTGAGTTCGCAGACGGAACACACAAGGACGTTCTAGTATCGGCTCCCGATATGGTGGCGTTCGAAGACAAGTACGACGTTTCAATAGCAAAACTAGACGACCCAAAAATGGGCTGGTTGTTATTCCTCGCTTGGCATTCTGAGAAGCGCAGGAAGCAGACAGACAAAGAATTCGAAGGTTGGCTAGAACTAGTAGACGCTATTGGAGCAACTGAAGACCCAAAAGTTCCAGAATAGTAGGACTAGGCGATAGCTCCGCTCATTGGTTCATAGCTTCCCTAGCGGTCGAGTCCGGAATCGCTCCGAGTATTTTACTGGAGCAGTCCGACCGAATGCTTTGGACAATGAACAGGTGGCTTGTCGCTAAGAACCTTCCGCGGTAAGTGAAGCCCTTGCTAACGCAGGGGCTTTGCTTATTTCTCTTCAGTAGAATAGATAGAAGGAAGGCTGATTGAAATGCTAAGAATCGACGTAGAAGGCTTGGGCGCAACCGTCACCGAACTAAAAAAATTCGAACCACAGCTCTTCGCACAAATGAGAAAAGAAATCATAAACGAACCCGGCGTAGCTTCTGTTATTTCTTCCATAGAATCTAAGGTTCCAATAGTTTCGCCATTAGTAGGAAACAAATTAGGTCAAGGCGGAATGCTCCATAACGGTAGAACCCGATACGCAACTCCTAAGATTCGCACCTACATAAGACCAAGCGCGAAACTAGGTAGAGGTGGCACGGAACGTTCCCTAATCGGATTCGAAGCAGTATCCCCCGGCGACGCAGTAGGGTTCGAGATACTCGACTTAGTTGGAAGTGGCCCGGACGCTGGTTCCAGAAACTCTAAGGGAATGCTGAAAAAGCTAGACGGCAAAGCTTCTCGATATGTGTGGGCAGGATACGAACGCAGAAAAGAAGGCGTATCAGCCGCAGTCCTAGCAATCATAAATAGATATTCCACTAAGGCAAACACAAGACTAAAGGTAATGTAATGGCAGTCAGAATACCGATTATCACCGTCTTCGATTCTAAGGGATTGAAGCAAGCACAATACCAGCTAAATAAAGTTCGAGGCAACTTCCAAGCTCTAGGACGAAACGCTGCTATTGCCGGGGTTGGTATTGGGGTAGTCGCTGCCGCTTTAGGTAAGAGCGTCCAGAACGCAGCCGAAGCGCAGAAGATAATGGCGCAGACCGAAGCCGTTCTGAAGTCCACGGGGACTACCGCTAACGGAACCGCCGCAGATATCGCAAAGCTCTCCGAAACTCTAAGTCGTCAAACCGCAGTAGACGACGAACTAATTCAGTCGGGCGCAAACCTTCTTCTTACCTTTAAGAACATTCAGAATCAAGCCGGGCTAAATAACGACATCTTCGACCAGACCGTACAAGCGAGTCTAGACGTATCCCGCGCTATGGGAACGGACGCAAGCAGGGAAGCTATCCGTTTAGGTAAGGCGTTGAACGACCCGGTAAAAGGAATCTCTGCCCTTACCCGAGTTGGTATTCAGTTCACCGACCAACAGAAAGAGCAGATAAAAGCTCTCACACAATCGGGCGACCTTCTAGGCGCGCAGAAGATTGTTCTTGCGGAACTACAATCTCAGTTCGGAGGTTCGGCACAAGCTTACGCACAGACCTTCGCCGGACAAATAGAGCTTCTTGGAATAGAGCTAGAAAACTTCAGCGAAGAAATCGGCCTTATCGTTATGCCAGCTCTAAGAAGTCTTATGGACGGACTCCGAGAAATGGCTCCGGAGATTGGTTCTAAATTACGCGACGCCGTAAACTCCGTAGACTTTAAAGCTTTAGCCAAAGCTCTTCTTGATACAGCAGCCTTCTTCTTACAAAACGCAGAAACGATTATCAAAGTTTCGAGCGCGCTCTTTGTTCTCAATACGGCTTACAACCTAATCAAAGTCACGCAAGGAATCTACAACGCTATCGCCGTTGTTACTAATTCGCTTCTAGGTGGCACGGACGTAGCAGCTAAGAAAGCGACTATCTCAATCGGCCTTCTTCGTTCCGCTCTACTATTCAGCGGTATTGGCGCAGCCGTCATAGCTCTTGGTTTCATCGCCGAGGGAATCTCGAAAATGAACGAAGGTGCGAGAGCTACAACTCCCACGATGACAAGCTTTGGAAGCGCAGTTCTAAAGTCTGGACAAGACGCAGATTGGGCAGCCGGAAAATACGGCGCAGCTAAGAGCGCAATCGAAGGACTAAACGGCGCGGCAGCGGGATACAAGCCTCCGCTTATTGTTGGCCCGGACGCGGCAGAACGCCGAATGAATCTAGACAAGTCATTTGCTCAAAGCAGTATGACAAATTTTATGGCTCGTCTTTCCGGAAGCAAGAGTAAAAGCGGAACGGCAGAAAAGACTTACGCGCAAAGTTTAAACGCAGCGGTAAAAAATCAAAAGCTATTTACAAAGCTAACTACTAAAAGGGGTATCTCAGAAGGATTAGCGGCAGACCTTCTAGGCGGAACTAAGGGATTAGCAACAGCTAAGAAAATCGCAAAGGGAAACACGGACTTAGCTACGAGAACTCAAAACAGGTTCAACAAAACTGCCGCGGGTATCGCTGAAATAAATTCAAAGATTCAAGCCGACCAACAAGAAGCAGATAAATTACGGGACGAACGAATTGCTTCAGAAAAAGCAGCAACGGACGAACGCGATAGAATTTACAAATCATTCGCCGATTCGGTGACTAGCACCTTCGCAAGTATCAAAGACGCAATCGTTGGAGCCTTTAGCCTGCCCGAGCTAGGCGGTTCGACCGATTCCATTATTCGTAATATGGATAAGCTGCTAGCAAAAACAAAAACTTTTTCTCAGAACATTACGAAGCTTTCTTCTATGGGCCTAAGCCCAGAACTACTTCAGCAAGTAATCCAAGCCGGGCCAGTTGCGGGCGCGCGTCTAGCAGCGGGCCTAGTAGCCGGTGGAGCCGACGCTCTAGGAAGAATAAACGCGGGCTTCGGAGAAATCCAGACTTTAGGTTCCGAAATCGGTATGACCGGAACGCAGTCGAGATTCAATAACACAACCCAGCAAAGCGTCTACAACATAAACGTAGAAGGTGGAGTTGGTTCCGGTGCGACTATTGGAAAAGCAATCGTGGACGCAATCAAGGCTTATGAAAGAACTTCGGGCGCAGTCTGGCAGGGCGCGTAATGGCAGCCCCAGCTCTAAAGGTAGAACTAGGTCTTGACTTGGGTAGCAACGACCCTTTCGCTTTTCGACTTGACGACGCGGTAAAAGGTGTTCTAGATAACGTAGATTACACACTAGGCGGAACTAAGCTTTTTAATATTTCTTCTCGTCTTGTTTCGGTCGCCGTCCGTCGAGGAAAGTCCCAAGCTCTCGACCGCGTAGACGCTGGAGTGGCAACAATTACGGTGGATAACTTCGACCGACTCTTTGACCCGCTTTACGAAGCCGGACTTTATTACGGGCAGCTTATCCCCCGGCGCGAGGTGGTCATTACTTCTAACACTTACCCGGTTTTCAACGGATTCATAGACGACTTCGATATTCAGTATGAACCGGGAAAGAAGTCGGTAGTTTCAATCGCGGTTTCGGACGCCTTTTCCGTTCTAGCTAACTCAGCTTTAGATGAATTAGTTCCACCTAGCGAACTAGCAGGAGCAAGAATCGAACGGGTTCTAGACCTTCCGGAAGTTGCTTGGCCTACTGCTAGAAGAGAGATAGACCCGGGCAATACCCTAATGCTCGATTCCGTAGTTACTGAAGGCACGGGAACCCTTACTTATCTTCAGCTTGTAGAAACTAGCGAGTTTGGAACTCTTTTTATTTCACGCGAAGGCAACGTAGTCTTTAGGGAAAGAAATTCCGTCCCCAACGTTATCGACGTAGTCTTTGCGAATACAACAGTAAACCCGCTTCTTACTGCCATTCCTTTTATCGACGTGAACATTGTCTACGGTTCTGAGAATCTTTACAATCGTATTCTTCTAGAGAATGACGAAGCTATTCCAGACACAGGATTCGCCGAAGACTTAGATAGTCAAGCTCTCTACGGTGTTCGTGTTTACGACAAGTCCGGGCTGCTAGTCCAAAATCCGGCAGACCTTCAATTCCTATCCGACTTCTTACTAGCGCGATTCTCCGAGCCACAATACCGATTCGAAACCGTCACCGTATCGCTAGACAACATTCCTACGGAGAAACAAGACCTAGTTCTAGACTTAGAAATCGGCGACATTGTTCAAGTCAAGTATTTACCTTCTGAAGTTCCCCCGGCTATCGAGCAGTATTGCCGGGTAATCGGTATAAACAATAGCTGGGACAATTCAAGCAAGAACATAACCTTTAGCTTAGAGCGTCTAGACTTCGCAATCTTTATATTAGATGACGCCGTTTTGGGTGTCCTAGACGACGACCGCCTTGCTTACGAGTAAAATAGAAGAAAGACATAAGGAAAACAATGCCTAGAAAAACCTTTACCGCTGGAGAAGTTCTTGCGGCAGCAGACGTCAATTTATACCTAAGCAACGAAGTCAATCTTGCTACTAGCACGGCGACCAGCTACACCGTTCTTCCGGGCGACCGCTACGAAACTCTAGTCTTCACCGCAGCTTCAGCCGTGACCGTGACTATCGGAACCGCTACCGCATTCCAAGCCGGAGAAAGAATAGACATTCTTCAAGACGGAGCTGGAACCGTAACCATTACCCGAGACGGAACTGCCACTACTATAAATGGGCGCGGAACCGCTGGAACTGCTTACAAGATTGGTCAGCGTTATGACGCTGTATCCGTTGTCTGTGTTGCCGCTAACTCTTACCGCATAATCGGGAACGCAACAGCAATCTAAAATGGCACTCTTTCCGTTAGGTATTTTTAGTGCTGCTGGTGCTGATGCTGCATATGCAACTGGTGGAACCATAACTAAAGTGGGAGGTTTTTGGATTCACACCTTTACTGCTTCTGGAACATTCACACCAAAGAAAAGCCTGACTGTAGATTACCTAGTAGTTGCTGGTGGTGGTGGTGGAGGATTACAACACGGTGGCGGTGGAGGTGCAGGTGGATTGCGCTCTACTGTTGGCACAACAGGTGGCGGTGGGTCACTAGAAACAGCACTATCTTTGGTTGCAACTAATTACACAGTAACAATCGGTGCAGGAGGAACTGGGTCTCCGCTAGTTGCAACAAACGGGACTGGTGCAGTTGGAGGCAGCGGAACTGACTCAACCTTTAGCACAATTACTTCCGCAGGTGGCGGTGGTGGTGGAACTTTCAGCGAACACGTGGGAGTTTCTGGTGGTTCAGGTGGTGGAGGAAAATCTAACACCTCTACAGCAGGAGGGTCTGGAACGGCTAATCAAGGTTTTGCCGGTGGCACTGGGGCACAAAATCCTGGGTCAGTAGTTTACGCTGGTGGAGGTGGTGGTGGTTCTGGAAATACTGG